GCGTTCAACGATTACGCCGGCCACATCCGCGACATCTTCAAGTCCAAGGGCGTGCTGGCGATGGATTAGGCGAATGGTGAGTGGCGAATAGCGAATAGTGAGAAGAGCCACTACTCGCGACCCGCCACTCGCTACTCGCCATTTCGCCATTCGCTATTCGCTATTCGCCAAAAAAGGAATCAACGAGATGAGCGCCCGCATTCTGACGACCACTGTCGGATCCTATCCAGTGCCGGACTGGCTGATCGCCGCGCCTTCGGAGCAGGCGCTGGTCGACGCCACGCGCGTCGTGATCGACACGCAGCAGCAGGCCGGCATCGATCTGGTGTGCGACGGCGAGCTTTATCGTTTCGACATCAACCATCCCGAGACCAACGGGATGATCGAATATTTCGTGCGGCCATTGTCCGGGGTGCGCAACGAGATCGGGCTGCAGGACTGGCTCGACTTCAGGAATTCGCCCGATCACAAATTCCGCGCCCGCCCGCCCGCGGTGGTGGAGGCGCCGGTCGGACCGGGCTCGCTCGATCTTCCCGCGGCGTACGAGCGCGCGAAGAAGCTGACCACGCGGCCGCTGAAGTTCACGCTCACCGGACCGCACATGCTGACCAAGATGCTGCTCGATACGCACTATCGCGACAAGGCCGCGCTCTGCATGGCGATCGCCGACGTGCTGGCCGAGCAGGTGAAGCACATCGACGCCGCGGTCGTGCAGGTCGACGAGGCGAACCTGCCGGGCGCGCCGCACGAATGGGAATGGGCCGCGGAGGCGATCAATCGCGTGCTGCGCGCGGTGCGCACCAGGCCGGCGGTGCATCTGTGCTTTGGAAATTATGGCGGGCAGTCGGTGCAGAAAGGCAGCTGGAGCCAGCTGATGAACTATCTCAACGCGCTGCACGTCGATCACATCGTGATGGAGAACGCGCACCGGCCGCCCGAGGAGCTCGCGGTATTCAAGGAGCTGCGGCCGGAGATCGGCCTCGGTCTCGGCGTGGTCGACATCAAGCGCACCGAAGTCGAATCGGCGGAGGCGATCGCGCGCGCGATCGAGCACGCCGACAAGGTGCTCGGGGAGGGTCGCGTCAAATACATCCATCCGGACTGCGGCTTCTGGATGCTCAAGCGCGGCATTGCGGACGGCAAGATCCGCGCGCTGGTGAAGGGCAGGGACCTTTACGAAGGGCGGCATTAGCCGCGTACGCGTAATCGCGCCTGGTTTATCCGGCCGACGTCCGCTTATCCGCCGACAGCGGCGCAAAAGCAGACATTCAAAAACCCCCGCTCCGGGCCGGCAGCCGATATTTCCCTAGATACGCTCGATACCGGCTTTGTCGACGACCTCCGTCCATCGCTTGATGTCGGCGGCTATCAGGTCGGCGAATTCCTTCGGTGAAGAGCTTTTCGCGACCCCGCCGAGCGCAGCGAAGCGCTCGCGCACCGCCGGCTGCGCCAGCAACTCCCGGACTGCGCCATTGAGCCGTGCGATCACCGCCTCCGGCGTGCGGGAGGGCGCGACCAGACCGAACCAGACGCCAACATCGAAATCCGGCAGCCCCGATTCTGCGACCGTCGGGGTGTCCGGCAACCCTGCAAAGCGCGTTGCCGTGGAGGCCGCAAGCGCGCGGAATTTGCCGGACTTGAGATGCTCGATCATGGAAAGCGGCGGGTCCGTCATGAAATCGATGCGTTTCGCCAGCACCTCGACCACCGCCTGCGCACCACCGCGAAACGGCACGTGCGTGAACTTCACGCCCGCGCGGTACCCCAGCAACTCGGTCGTCAGGTGTGGGCCCGAGCCAACGCCAGGCGTGCCATAGGTGATGCTGCCGCTCTGCTTGCGTGCCATGTCGAGCAACTGCTGCAGCGACTGCGCCGGATGCTCCGCATGGGTGACGAAGACATACGGGGCCTCGGATAGCAGGCTGATCGGGCTGATATCCTCGATCGGGCGGTAAGGCAGGTTCTTGTAGAGTGCGGCTGACGCCGGATATGAGGGGGCGAGCAGCGCGATCGTGTGACCGTCCGGCGCCGCACGCACGAGCTGTGCGCTTGCGAGCGTTGTGCCCGCTCCAGGCTTCGATTCAACGATGACGGGTTGACCAAGCAACTTGCCAAGCCCGTCTGCGGCGATGCGGGCATTCGCATCCGCGCCGCCACCCGGCAGCAAGCCGTGGAGCATGGTGATGGGCCGTTCAGGCCAAGCGGCCCGCGCGATGGATGGAAATGCGCCACTTGCCGAAAGGCCTGCAATGACTCCACGTCTGCTGATCATGGCCGTGCTCCCCCTGATGACCAAAGGTAGCAACCCGTTAGCTCCCTCAACAAGAGCGACATTCGCACGGCCGCGCGGTATCGCTGGCGGCAAGATCCGCGCGCTGGTGCGGGGCAGGGACCTTTACGAGAGGCGGCATTGAAGCCGCGGCACCGCTCCATGCCATTGCAACCTGAAAGGGCATGGTCTTCACTCGGCATCACTCAGCAAAGGAGCGGCGCCATGACCATGCTGGTGCGAACCGACACCCCGAATGGGCCCGTTTACGTGAACATGGACAATGTGAAGACGTTGCGCGCGCGCAAAGGCGTGCCGGGAGGCACGATCTTTTTGTTCGACAAGGATCACTCGCTCTCGGTCCTGACCGACATCGAGGACATCCTGAAAGAGGTCACGCGGCAGCGGACGTGAATCGATTTGCGTGCCGGCCGTCTCGTCGCCTGGCACGACGAGGTATTTGACGGGCCTCGCCGCTTTTTTTCGCCGGCGCGCACGGCGTTCATACTTTTTTCATAATTAGCCGCTAACTTGGGAAATACGAACGCTGGAATTCCGTAAGAGCCCGTGGCCACCGCCGCGGGTTTTTTGCGTTCAGCCCCCGCCACTCCGGCCTCTTGGCCCAGCGGCGCGCGTCCGCTGCGACATGTTCAGCATCCTGCATGGTCTGACGTGAATCATTGTCGCGTCCGGCGCGCGTAATGGCGTCCGGGTTCCGGCGTTCGCCCCTTATTCGTTTTCGCACGATCCGCATCCGGGCCGCTTGGCGGCCCGGCGGGCGCGCTCACCTCGAGCCGCGCCCCGCGCGTGGCCGGCCGGTCTGCCTGTCCCCGGTGCCCACCGGCCGGCCCGCGCCCCTTTTCTGCAACTGAAACGGAAGGAGCCGCCGATGCGAGCCTTGATGCTGGCTGCGCTGCTGACGCTCGGATCTTGCGCGGACGCACCGGCGCTGGCCGGCGCCTGCATCGGTCATGCGGCGCCGCATCTCGCCCGGCTCGCCGCATCCGGCGCGCCGCATGAGGCCGCCGACGGCGAGGTGATGGCCCGCTTCATCGCCGAACTGCACACGCACGTCGATTTCAATGAGAATCCCTCGCGCATCGTGATCGTCTTCGGCGAAAGCCGCGCCGCGATCTGGCTGATCGAGGGCGAGGAGCTTTGCAACGTCATTTACGGGCCGGCGGATGCGGTTCGCACGATGCTGAGCGATGCGCGCGGCAACCCGGCCTGACGCAGCACGCGCCGAACGACAACCGATCTTTCCCATTCTGGAGCCGACGATGGAGCAGGGGACCCCGAGCCGTGCGCGCAGGCGCCGCGTGTCGCGCCAGGTACGGCGCATGCCTGTTCGCCGCAATATCGACGAGGCGACATTCGACGAGGAGCGCGAGATCGTGATCGGCGGCGACGACAAGCCGCAGGTGAGCTCATGAGGGCCGCACCCGCGCGGACCAGCAGGCTGGACCTGGCGGCGCTTGCGCAGCGCCTGCGCGATCTGGCCGATCGCGCGCGGCGCCTGCCGCCGCCGTCGCATCGCGATCCGAACGCCTTCCACGAAGCGCGCGACGATCTCGGTGCGGATATCGACGTCGTCGCCCGGCAGATCGCCGGGAATAACCCACGAGGATCATGAGGATGGACAGCTTCACCTTCACGCTCGGCAAGGACGCGATCGAAGTCATCGGCGAGGCGCTCGACACCGCGCCCATGGCGCGGCGCAGGACCAATCCGGTCGTCGCCGCGATGCAGGAGCAGATCATCGCGCAGCAGGGCGGACCGGCGCAGGCTGCGCCGCGCAAGCCGCGCCGCAAACGCGAGCCGCAGGCAGGCGAGGTGGCGGTGCCGGGCGAAGCAACGACGGCTTAGTGAGAAGCGTCAGCCATGGGAAACAGGCCGTCGAAACTGACCGAAGCGCAAAAGGTCGACGTGGTGTTGCGCCTTGCGGGCTACGATTCGCCGGCGGCCATCGCACGCAGCCTGAAAGAGGAATTCGGGATCGAGATCCGGGCTTCCTCGATCGCCTTCTACGATCCAACCACCCCTCGGGGCAAAGCCTGTCCGCAACGATGGGCGGCGCTGTTCCACGAAACGCGCGCCAAGATCATTGCGGGCCTGTCCGATATCGGGGCCGCGAACAAGATGGTGCGCGTGCGCTGGCTCGATCAGATGGCGCGCAGTCAAATGGCGGCGGACAACAGCGCGGAAGCGCGTGCGCTGATCAGGCAGGCGGCCGAGGAAATGGGCGAGGGCGTCAGGCACAGGCATGACCACCACGGCGTCTTCCTTCACCGCAATCTCACCGAAGTCGAGCTCAACGCCCGCATCACCGCCGTGGCCGGGCGGCTTGGTCTCGCAATTGTCCCGCTTGTGGGACCTCCTGTGGGCGCTGGAAGCGAAGGAGCGGCTGGAGAGCCGGAACCGGCTCGCGAGCCTCTATCCGGATGAAGGCCCGCTGCGGCGCGCGCTCTATGCCAAGCACCTGGCATTCTTCGCCGCCGGGCGCATGCACCAGGAACGCTGCATGATGGCGGCAAACCGCGTCGGCAAGACCTTCGCCGGCGGCTACGAGACCGCGCTGCACCTGACCGGACGCTATCCAAGCTGGTGGGAAGGACGGCGGTTTGCCGAGCCGATCGAAGCCTGGGCCGTGGGCGACACCGCGGAAACCACGCGCGACATCGTGCAGGCCGCGCTGATGGGGCCGCCCGCCGAGCTTGGCACCGGCCTCATTCCGGCCGACGCGATCGTCGGCGAGCCGAGCCGGCGCTCCGGCGCCACCGGCGCGTTCGACACCGCACGCATTCGCCATGCATCGGGCGGCATGAGCCTGCTCGGGTTCAAGTCCTACGACCAGGGCCGCAGAAAATTCCACGGCACCGCCAAGCACGTGGTGTGGCTCGACGAGGAGCCGCCGGCGGATGTCTACGACGAATGCATGCTGCGGCTGATGACGACGGATGGGCTGATGCTGTGCACGTTCACGCCGCTCGAGGGGATGACGGAGATCGCGCGGCGGTTCATGCCGCAGGTGCGTGATCGCTCAGAGGACGAATGCCTGCCTTAACTGGCTGTAGTGGCAAACTAGACTTTCGTTTTCCTCGTCGTAATACTCGCAAGGTGTCGGATCGCATAACCGACTTCGCGGCGCGTGCCGACTCGAAAATTTTGTCCGCACCTGAGCGAGAACGGCGTGAACATGGGACCCAATCGGCTGTTTCGTACGTTCAAGTCGCTATCCGCCGTCGCAATAGCGCTGCCTATTGCCGTCGGTTACCCGCGAACGAGTGCCGCCGAAGAGAAGCGGCCATCGTCGGCCCAAACGCTTGGCCAGGAGCCCGCGGCAGGTGACCATTCGGTCTCCTGCGCCGCGGCTCTTCAAACGTTTGTTGTGTCCCTTGATGACTTGCTGGCCAGAAATCCCGGATCAATCAATCCGTTTATCGCGCTATTGGACAAAACATTTCCATTAAGAGGATGCTTGCTGGCGGAGGCAGTTAATATTTCCCAACGCTCTCGGTATTTTGCGGGTGTACAGGACGATGTTGCGATCCACCTCATAACATTTAGCAGCGGCAAGTTGCTGAATGGAGGTGGATACTATGTGGCCTTTGCATTGGAAAAAATGACGGGCGATAGCCGGTATCCGACAGTAGTACGAAACAGACCGACCTTGTGAATGAGGTAGTGCATGCCAGAGAAGATAGGCGTTACTTATCGTCAGGTTGGGAGACTTCCGGCATATCATACGGCGCTGTTCTATGAGATGGGGGAGCTAGGCCGAAGCCGTTAGGCAGGACACCCAGCTCAAGGTGTTTCGGATCCAACCTGGATTGAGTCCAACGGCATGACCCGCTTCTGCGTCCAGGCGACTTGGGACGATGTCCCGCATTTGAGCAGGGCGCAGAAGGCATCGCTCTGGGACGCAATCCCGGAGCATCAGCGCGACGCGCGCACCAAGGGCATTCCGATCCTCGGATCGGGCCGCGTGTTTGTCGCGTCAGAGGAGAAGATTGTCTGCGAGCCGTTCGACCTGCCGCGCAGCTTTGCGCGCATCAGCGGCGTGGATTTCGGCATCGACCATCCGTTCGCGGCGGCGCGTTGTGCGTGGGATCGCGACAACGACGTCTGGTACGTCACCGCGACCTATCGCGAGAAGGACGCGACGCCGCCGATCCACGCGGCCGCGCTGCGGCCGTGGGGCACCTGGGTGCCGGTCGCCTGGCCGCATGACGGCTTGAACCGCGACAAGGGCTCGGGCGACCAACTCGCCGCGCAGTATCGCGGGCACGGGCTGAACATGCTGCACGCGCATGCGACGCACGAAGAAGGCGGCAGCGGCGTCGAGGCCGGAATCCTCGAAATGATCGAGAGGATGCAGACCGGCCGCTTCAAGGTGTTTCGCGGGCTGTCGGACTGGTTCGAGGAATACCGCCTCTATCATCGCAAGGACGGGCTGATCGTGAAGCTCGCCGACGATCTCATGTCGGCGACGCGCTATGCGCTGATGATGCGCCGCTTCGCCGACGTCGAGCCGTCGCGGAAACACCCGCCGCTCAATCCGTTCGGCGGCGCCGGCGGATGGATGGGGACGTGAGCCAGAGGGCTGAAAGCACAATGTCAAAATCGACGAAACGAAAGCCGCAGAAGCCAGCGGCTGGCGGGAGCTATGGCGAAGTTGGCGAACTGGCCGGCGCGACCGCGCAGACCAGTGGCGCCGTGACGGAAAAGGGCAAGCCGGACAAGGACGACGATATTCACCGCGTTGCGATCCGGCGCTGGCAGGCCGGATACGACCGCGATCGCGACAACATCGACGATGCCTATGAGGACCTCGAGTTCCTCGAAGGCGAACAGTGGCCGAAGGATGCCGTCGCGCTGCGCGAGAACGAGAAGCGCCCGGTGCAGACCTTCAACCGCATGCCGCAATTCGTGCGCCAGATCACCGGCGACATGCGGCTCGCGCGCCCCAGCATCAAGGTCGTGCCGGTCGATTCCGGATCGGACAAGGAGATCGCGCGCATCCGCGCCGGGTTGATCCGCTACATCGAGAACCGATCCGACGCGCAAGCGGCCTATTACCACGGCGGCGACCAGCAGGTTGCGGCCGGCGTCGGCCACTGGCGCGTCATCAAGGAATATGCCGGCGATACGACGTTCAACCAGGAGCTCCGCATCGTCGCGATCGAGGACGGCATCTCGGTGATCTGGGATCCGGACGCGGTCCTGCCGAACAAGGAAGACGCGAAATACTGCTTCGTGCCCGTCGACATGTCGCACGACACGTTCAAGGAGAAATTCCCCGACGCGGCGCTTGCCGATTTCGAGGACAACGCGAAGGCGGTCTCGTCCGGCTGGTATGGCACGGACTTCATTCGCGTCGCCGAATACTGGGTGAAGAAGCCGGTGAAGCGCCTGCTGGCGCTGATGCCGGACGGGCGCATCGACGACATCACCGACGACGGCGACAAGGCCGAGCGCTATCGCAAAGACGGCGTCCGGGTCGAGGAGCGCGAGAGCTTCACGATCTGCCGCTATCTGATCTCTTATCGCCAGATCCTCGAAGGCCCGGTGGAATGGCCCGGCCGCTATATCCCGATCGTGCGCTGCCCCGGTGAGGAAACCCGCATCGGTCGCAAAACCAAACGTCGCGGCATCATCCGCTTCGCCAAGGACGCGCAGCGCGCCTACAATTACGGCCGCTCGACCCAGACCGAGATCACCGCGCTGCAGCCGAAATCGCCGTTCATCGGCACGGAAGACAATTTCAAGGACTACCAGGCGTACTGGAATCTCGCGAACGTCAAGGCGTTCCCGTATCTGCCGTACAAGCCGGATCCGCGGAACAGCGGCGTCCCGCCGCAACGCGTGCAGCCACCGGTGTCGTCGCAGGGCGTGAACGAGACCGTTCTGCTGGCGGCCGAAGACATGAAGGGCGTGATCGGCATCTACGATTCGGCGCTCGGCGCGCAATCGAACGAGGTGAGCGGCCGCGCCATCATGGCGCGCGATCGTCAGGGCGACATCGGCTCGTTCGTCTATCAGGATAATTGGGGCCGGGCGATCCGCCACACCGCGACGATCGTGAACGATCTCATCCCGCACGTGTACGACGTCGAGCGCACGATCCGCATCCTCGGCGACGACGGCAAGGAAGAGCTGATCGCCATCAACAAGGCCGTGGCCGGCGACGGCCTGGAAGAGACCGAGCGCGTGCTCAACGACGTGGCGATCGGCGCTTACGACGTCGTGTTCCGTCCGGGTCCGAGCTTCTCGTCGCGGCGCGAGGAGGCGCGCGAAGGCATGATGGCGTTCCTGCAATCCTCGCCCAACGCCGCGCCGCTCGTGCTCGACCTGATCGCGGAGTCGCAGGACTGGCCGAACGCCGACAAGATCGGCAAGCGGCTCGAGCATCTGTTGCCCGATCCGATCCGCGCGCGCGAGGCGGCCGAACGCGGCGAGCCGTTGGCACCGCAGCCTCCGGATCCCGCGCAGGCGGCGGCGATGCAGGCCGCCGCGATGCGGCTGCAGGCGGAGCTGCAGCAGCTGCAGCTCGAGAACGAGGGGAAAGCGCTCGACAACGAGAAGCGCCGGATCGAGCTCGCCGCGATGGTGCGCGACAGACAGGCGGCGGCCGGCGTCGCGGACAGCGGCCATGCATAGCCGGCCGACAAAGTCGTGCCGTCAGCGTGAACGGGAATCGAAGCGGATCGGGCAGCTCGCCATGCCGCGGATGACCAGCGAGTCGGTCCAGGCTGGTTCGGCGTCCTTGAGGACGATGTTGCTCAACCGCTCGACCAGGATCGGCAGGGCCACCTCGCCTTCGAGGCGGGCAAGATGTGCGCCGAGGCACAGATGGATGCCCGAGCCGAAGGCAAGCTGCCGGTTGGCTTCGGGCCGGCGCAGGTCGAGCCGCTCCGGCGTCGCGAACACGGTCGCATCATGATTGGCGCCCGCGATGAACAGATAAGCGCGTTCGCCTTTTGTCAGCCGCCGTCCGGCGAGGTCGAGGTCGGCATTCACGATCCGCAGCTGGGCGATACTGGGACCCTCCCAGCGCAGAAGTTCATTGAGGGCATTGCGCAAGAAGGGCGGATTGCTCCAGTGGGACCGGAAGTCCGCATGCTGATCCGGATGGCGCACAAGCGACCAGAACGCGTTGGCGAGGAAGTGCGTCGTCGTCTCGTGTCCGGCGAAAAGCAAGAGGACGCAGGAGGCGAGCAGCTCTTCGAGCGAGAGCCTGTCTTCGCCGTCATGCGCCGCAATCAGGTCGTCGATGATGTCCTGCCCGGGCGTGCGGCGGCGCTGTTCGACAAGGGCGGCGAAGTAGTCAAGCATGGCGGCGAGGCTTGCGGCCGCGACGGCGTATTTGTCGGACCGGATCCGCGCAGACAGGACGAAGGTCGCCAGATCGTCGGACCAGCGCTTGAGGTCGTCGACGTCCTCGCGCGGCACGCCGAGCATGTCCGCAATGACCGTCGCCGGCAGTGGATATGCGAAATCGGCGATAACATCCATTTGGCCGGCGCCGGCGACCCGGTCGAGCAGGTCATGGACGATGCCGGCGATGCCGGGGCGCAGAGCCTCGACGGCACGGCGCGTGAACGCCTTCGCAACGAGGTCGCGCAAGCGCGTGTGGCTTGGCGGATCGTTGAATACCATCCAAAGGCTAAGGCAATCGCCAAGCACGACGACATCGTCCTTGCGCGCCCGGCTTTGCGCTGCGACGAAGGGACGGATGCGGTCGGAGGAGAACCGATCATCCTTGAACGCACGCTCCACGTCGGCAAACGTGGTGAGACACCAGGCGCCGAGTCGGTCATTCCAATGAACCGGATCGGCGTGATGAAGACGCCGCAGCAGCGTGTACGGATCGCGAATTGCAGCGGGACTGGCAAAATCGACCTGCTGAGCCGTCATTCTTTGCTCTCCGGCCAGACGTCCCGTGTGGCATCGCGCCCATCATGACGCAAATGCCCACTGAAGCGATATCCGGAATGGCGCCCGGGCAGTCGGCGTCCTTTTTATACTAGTCCCGCGGGCCATCCCGCGTCCCACTTCGCCGTGCAGGCGTCCGACGACCGGGCGCCGCCGCGTTTCGAAGAGAGCCGCCCTCCGGGCGGCTTTTTGTCTTCCTGCCAAGGAGTATCCGAGATGGTTGAAAACCAGTCCTTTGCGCCGGCCGAAAACGCGCCTGCCGCTGGCGAAGCTTCAACGCCTGCCGATTCCTTCGGGGAGACGCAGGCGCAATGGGCAGAGACGCCGGAGGAGCCCGCGCTGCAGGATGCTGCGTTCGGCGACAACGGCGAAGCGGATGAGGAACGAGGTAAGCGGCCCTCGCGCTCGCAGCGTTTGCAGCGCAAGGCGCAGCTTCTCGCGGCCGAGAACGAGCAGTTGCGCCGCGAGCTTGGCGCCGGCGTGCGTCCCGCGTGGGATGCCGCGGCGCATATGAGCGGTGGCGAACAGCCGCCGCGGGAAGCCGATTTCAACGGCGATCAGCTCGCATATCTGCGGGCGCACCAGGCCTTCGGCCTGAGGCAGGCGGCACGCGAGGCGGTACGATCGCAAGTCGAGCGAGAGCATGCGCACCGCGCCGCCGCGTATGAAGCCGCGGACCACCGTGAGCGCGTCGTTGCGCATTACGAGCGGGTCGACGAGCTGAAGGATCGCGTCGGCGACTTCGACGACACGATGAAGGTCGCCGCCACGATCAACCTGCGGCCCGACGTCGCACGGGAAATCCTCGGTTCGGAGAAATCCGCCCTCATCCAGTATCACCTTGCCAAGAATCCCGACAAAGCGCGCGAGCTGAACGGCCTGTCGAGCCGCGAACTCGTGCGCGCCATCGGGCGTCTGGAAGGCGCGGTCCGTCTGCCCGCCGCGCGACGCGCAACCTGGGCGACGCCGCCCGTGCATCCGCTCACCGGCGCCACGTCTGCATCCTTCGATCCGTTCAAGGCCGAGATGGATGAATTCGCGGCGCACTGGAACGCGCGGGAAGCCGCACGACGGCGCGCCTGAAATCATCCACCGATCGGCCCGCCTGAGACGGGCCGTCACAGCGCGGAGCGCAGGCTCCGCGAGAAGGACAAACGATGGCTCAGAATGTGTTGACCGCGGACGTCATCGCCAAGGCGGCGCTGATGGTCCTCGAGAACAATCTCATCGGCGCGAACCTGGTCTATCGCGGCTATGAGGACGAGTTCGACCGCAACGGCTACAAGATCGGCGATACCGTGATGGTGCGCCGCCCGGCGCAGTTCACGGTCCGCCGCGGCGAGACCGCGCAGATCCAGGAAGTGAAGGAAGGCAAGTTCCCGATCACCGTCAACATCCTCGACGGCGTGGACTTCAAGTTCTCCTCGACCGACCTGACGCTGCGCATCGAAGACCTCGCCGAGCGGGTGATGAAGCCCGCGCTGCTGCAACTCGCGAACAACATCGATATGGAGGTGTGGAAGCTCTACAAGTCCGTACCGAGCTGGGCCGGCACGCCGGGCCAGACCATCAACAGCTTCGCGGACTTCGGCAAGGGCCCGGAGCGGCTCGACAAGATGGCGGTGCCGCAGGACGAGCGCGCCGGCGTCATGTCGGCGACCGACTACTGGGGCATGCTCGGCTCGCAGACCTCGTTGTTCATGCAGAGTCCGGCGGGAGATGCCTATCGCCGCGCCAAGCTCGGCATGATCGGCAACGTCGACACCTACATGGCGCAGAACGTGCAGACGCACATCGTGGGCGACGCGGCCGGAACCGGCACGCCGCTGGTCAACGGCGGCAATCAGGGCGTCACGTACGAGTCCGTGAAGGACACCAATACGCAGAACCTGATCGTCGACGGCTTCGGCAACAGCAAGACGCTGAAGCAGGGTGACGTGTTCACCATCGCCAATGTGTTCGCGATCAATCCGGTCACCAGGGCGACGGAGGACTATCTCCAGCAGTTCGTCGTGATGTCCGACACGCTGACGCATGCGGCGGGCGGCGACACCACGATCTCGATCTCGCCGGCGATCATCACGTCGGGTGCGTTTCAGACGGTTTCTGCCGCGCCCGCTGACAATGCCGCCGTCACGGTGCTCGGCACGGCCTTGACCGGCTACAAGCAGAACCTGGTGTTCCACAAGAACGCCTTTGCGCTGACGATGGTGCCGCTCGAGCTTCCCGCCGGCGCAAGCGGCGCCGCGCGGCGCAGCTACAACGGCCTGTCGGTGCGCGTGGTGCCGACCTGGGACGGCG